GCTCAAAGAACAACAGTTAATGAGTGATTCGCATCAAGCAGGTGTTAATTACGCTACTGAGTTAAAGAAACTAGAAGTACAAAAACAAGAACTAGCAGCAGGTTTAGCGGATAAAGAAAGAAGTTATCAAGCAGAAATGGCACGGATTCAAGTCGATGCACACTTGAGTCATGCGGGTAATATGACAAAGATTTTAACGCACAATCCACAACCAATATTTAAAGATGAGGCGTCACTAAATGACACAGGAAACAGTAACAACAACAGTAGTTCAACCAACTCTTAGTATAGACGATAAGATCAATGGCATTACACCCACTAATACGGAAACAGTTACGAAAGTCGTACAATCAGAAGAGGTTGGAGAAGTACACGGCCAGGAAAAAGAAGATCATAGTGAGCAAAAACAAAAAATATCTGAATCGGCATCAACTGAAAGTGCTGAAAGCTCAGAGAAACCGAACTCAGCCATAAAAATAGAAAGTGATAAAAGTGGTGAAAGTGACGCTTCAGAAAACAATATTTCTGAAACAGATGATTATGGTAACGAGATTCCAAAGGCTCGTACATATACAGAAGAAGATGTGAACCGAATGATGCGGGAACGTTTCGGGCGTGGGCAATATGCTAATCAGCCCCAAGCTACGCCACAGCAAGTACAGCAAGCCGCACAGGATTTTAAACCTGATCCCGCAAGTACAGAATCATGGGAAGCCCAACTTGATACTTATATCGATAGGCGTTTAGAAACACGCGAGAAGCAACGTAATCAAGAAGTTTGGCAACGTCAAGAACAAGAAAAACAAATGGCATTCCAAGCCAAATTCACAACGGGCATGGAAAAGTATAAAGACTTCCGTGAGAGCGTTCAGAACCTTCCAATCACAGATAGTATGATGTTAGCTACTCGTGATATGAAAGATCCCGCAGCATTCTTATATGCGGCTGCAAAACGCTTTCCAGACGAGATTAAGCAAATAGCTAATATACAGGATGCTTACGGTCAAGCTGCTGCAATTGGACGCTTAGAAGAAAAGTTGCGTAAAACTAAAAATATTTCTAAAACTGCTGTGCCATTACAATCAGTTACCGGAGATATTACCGGAAAGATTCAACCTAAACGATCAATCGATAGTTTGATTGTAAGCCATGCTAAAAGTAAGCAAAGGAAAGTCTAAAATGTTAAAAATAACGCTTGGTGCGGATATAAGGCAACCAAAATATTATGTAATGGCATTAGAGACAAATGAAGTAGTAAGACATTTTTATATTTTAAGAGATGATTCACAAAAACCTTATCCAAGTGGCATAATGGATAAGAAAGATGTAACTGCGTTTAGAGATTTTCTTAGTGAAATATTAAATAGTGAGGACAATTTAAATGGCTAATGAAAAAGACCCGAGAGGATACTTAGAAAGTCGAGAAGATGCTACGCATAAAGCGCAACCGTCGAATATAATGGCTAATAAATATTGCGAACCAATTCCAGTTAGTGAATTGTGCCCTGTGGATTACATTTACAAAAAAGAAAAAGGAGTTGAATAATGCCATTTGATAAATACAATACGCCACGTGAAGCTAATGCAGATTTACAGCACCGTTTGGATATTATAGAAGGTCGTAAAATTCCTTCTTATGAACTTGATCAAAAAGAAATGAAACAGTCAACGCAAGTGCACGGAGAAATTACTTATATTCAACGTGAGAAAAGTGCTCGGCCTAATATTAAGTAGAAATAGATTATGAATTTCAAAGATGCCGAGGGTTGGCTTAAATTAGGGTTTACAGCTCGTCGCAAATGCTGGACGAAGGGATTGTATTGCAAATGGATTGAGACAGATCATTATGGTAATCAATATCTGAAAATGAGCAATCCAAATGTTCCACTTCAACCTGTAACTAAAACTGAAAAAAACGCAAAGGATTGGGAAAGGTATTAACGATGTTAAAATGGATTATATGTTTATTCTGGTCGCATGATTTTGAACGTCAAAGTATGTTTAATCATGAAATAACTTATACTGATATGGATTGTAAATTTAACCATAAAGTGATGTGGTGCAAACGGTGCAACAAATATCGTAGAGTTTTCTAACTTTAAAAAGGATTTTAAATATGAGTATTTTTTCAGATATTATTTTAGTTCTAACTTCATTAAAAAATGTGCAAACTCAAATTACTTCGATTGCTGTGCCATCTACTACCAATCCACCCGCTGTTCTTCCGGCTGCTGGACATCCTGTTTTAATGCAAGCTCTCACTGATATCGAGGCAATATTAAGTATATTTTCAATATTGTAAAAATATATTTATGTCTACCAATCCTGTCAACTCAAAACCATCGGGAGAAACTTTACTTCCAGGTATTATTAGTATTTTGGTCATTGTAGGATTTTTCGTTATTCTTTTCGTGATTATGTTTGTTAATACTCCGCAGACAGAACAAAATATTTTATTCTTACTGTTAGGTACAGTTTCTAGTGAATTTAAAACTGTAGTTTCATATTGGTTAAATACAACACCAACACTTCCTCCATCCGAGAGCGAAATTGAAAAGGTAAAAACTCAAAATGATACTACTAAAATATTAGCCGAAGCAGCTCAGACTACTGCGCAAACGGCTCAGACAACAGCACAAACAGCACAAGCCACAGCCGAAGCTGCGAAAATAGTTGTTGAGACCACCACGAAAAATACAGATTCTAAATCTAGTTAAGTTACTTAACTTTCAATACCTTCTTGTTTAAATTATTCGCTACAGGCTATAATCCTTTTTATGGTGCGTATAGAACGCGTAGCATCCACCGGCTACGAAAATAGTGTGTACTCGCTGTCCACTTCAGCAATGCAATAAAGACCACCCTTTCGAGGGTATTATTTAAACATTGTTGGAGAATTACACACAATGAATTCATTTGAAACTACTCAGTACGTTCTTGATGAAACATTTATTCGATTTGTTAACTATTTAAACTTTGCAAAAGTCGCGAACCGTAATTTAGAAGGTGATTTTAAAGGTTTAAAGTATGCAACTGGTCAGACAATCGTCTATCGATTGGAAGAAAGATATCTAGGCGGCGAAGGTGCTACCGCTGTTTCCGAGGCTCGTGTACAGGTCATCCGTCCGTTATCAATTAGCAAGCAATTTAACACCATGGTGGAATTTACTGGTTTTGAATTAACCTTCGATCGTGCAAGAGATCAACCATATTTAGATATGATGTTAAATCCACGTGCTAAGCGCTTGGCGAACAAAGTTGAATCCTTCATCGCTACTCAAAATTTCCAAACTCAGGTTTATCAATTCACCGGAACGCCAGGTGTGCCAATTGATTTCTTGACTGTGGCTCAAACAGACGCATATATGACGCAATTGGGTATTCCTGAAGATGGTAATCGTTTCTTCGCGAATGATCCGATGGTATCCGCTAATCTATCAAATGATTTATCCAATGTATTTAACCAAACGGTTAACCGTGGTGCATTACTTGATGGCTTTGTAGGACATTTATCAGGGTTTGACTTTTTTAAGACTAACTTCTTAATCCGTCAAATTCCAGGCGCAGGCGCTACAGGTGGCACTCCTCCAACTGGCTTTATCGGGGGTGGTATTGTTACTAATGGCCCGATCACAAGTGGCAACACAATTGCTGTTAGTGGTGTACAAGCTGGATTACAAGTATTTAATGTTGGTGATTTAATTTATATTGATCCAGCATCCGGCGTTTTCATGATTAATCCCGAAAACTATTCTTCATTACCACAACCTGCTCAATTCGTTGTTACAGCTAATGTAATAGCAAATGGTTCGGGGGATGCCGTAATTCCAGTTAATCCAACAATTGTGATTTCAGGCGCGCGTCAAAACATTTCGGCTGCTATTCCAAATGGAGCACAAATTTGGTTAGCCGCAAGCCATAATGTTTCTATTGCTTACCACAACCAAGCTGTTGTTTTTGCTGCACCCCCAATCAAGGAATTGAAAGGTGGCGTTGAAGTTTTGACTGCATATAGTGATCTTTACAAGATGTCGATGACCTATACATTAGGTGCGGATATTCGCAACTACATCCAATTGGATCGTTTGGACATTATATGCGGTGTAGCAATTAATCCAGAGTTTGCCGTGATCGTCATGTCGTAGTAAGGAGCACAAGGGGCTTATAGTTTATCAGATGCTATAAGCCTTTTTTTTCACCTTTAATGTTAAGAATTTATATGACACAAAAAAAAGATATCCACGAAGGACAATTTGAATATTTAGGCCGATGGGTTGATAAAGAGCATTTTTGTGCTTTTATTTATAGCGGTAGAAATCAACGATTAGTACAGAACTATGAAGACTTTGTTAAATATATCGAATCAGGTATTTGGTTTGCTAGTAAACAAGAAGCATTAGATCACCAATTTGCTGATGAAAGAAAGAATTTTGAGGATGCATTATCAGAAAGTGAAATACCAAAAAAAAAGTTAACTCCAAAGCAAAAAAAAGAAAATATTAAATCACAATTAAGAATGGCAAATATGAATGTTTTTAGAGGGTAAAAAATTATGATCTCAGAACCTGTAAAAGATTTTATAGCGAGATCATATCAACTTGTTAGTGCATCAAGTCCACGAGTTCCACTTCAAGGTTCAGATAATGTCGATTCATTATTCTTTTTTAATAAATTATTACAATACTATAGTGGTACTGCATTGATGATTACTGTTCCAAAAGAAATTAATTATAATTTAAGTATAGGTCAGCAATTTGTAACATTTGGAGATCCTACTTATGTTCCTACTCCGGATGTAACCGAAGGTCGTTTAGCTAATTTGCAAAATGCGTGGCTTCTTTTAGATGGCGTTACTTATCCTTTATTAGAAATTTCTAGGAATGTCTTTTATTCAAGTTATAAATATTTTCCTCTCCAAGGATTACCAAGATTTGCGATTATTCAAAATCAAGTCGATTTAACGCAAATGGAAATTTATCCAAGTCCGTCTCAAGTATTCGAATTAATTATTTATGCAAAATTTCAATTAGGATGGATGACTCAAAATGCTGATATGTCGCTTATTCCACAATATTGTCATCGATGGTTAATGTTTGCTTTAGCTAAAGATTTAGCTTTTTTCAAAGGTAGATCGGAAGCATGGACACCGAAGTTACAGAAAGAATTAGATGATGCTGAGAAGGATATTATTGCTTGTAGCGCTATTAATCTCACGATCCAACCTGAGCATGATAGTTATTTAAACGGATCATGGCGTGTTAGGGCGGGAATCTAAATAATGATATTAGACCTACCTATATGCGGTTACTACGATAAGCAACGCTTCCCACAATACAATCCAGCAGATGTAGCAAATTGGTATTTAGTACCAAGTCAACTTGGTAAAAAGAAAGTTGCTATGTATCCGTGCATGGGTCGAAACCATATTAATTTCGAAGGCCAGAACAAATTAATATTTGAAAATACACCAAGATTAATTTCTAAGTCTGTTAATTTTTGGTATGCCGTTGTTGATGACACAATAATTAAAATTGATCAGTTTTATAATCAAACTGTAATTAGTAATGGATTAGTTGTAACGTTAGCTGGAAATGTTTTTTCAGCATTTCTTACAGTGGGAACCATTACATTTGTATCGTGGGTTGATGGACATAAGATGTATGTTTATCGAGAAGATACGGGTGTTATAACAGTTGTCTCAGATCCAAATGCGCCTCCATTACCGAGTTTTATTGCGGCATTTGGAAATCGTTTTGTAGTTTCATCCACCAATAGTACGCAGTTTAGTTTGACGCAGGTTGGTTTAGGTGGTGGTGGTTACGATCCTACAACAGTATTTACTATTGCGGGTGCTGCGGTATTTGCTCAAGAGGAAGGTATAATTCGCCAAATGGCAGTATTGCAAAATACTCTTTATATTTTTACAGATTTCACGACTGGAATTTGGAGTAATATTGCTTCTACGTTTTTTTCTGAAGGTGGAACAGCGACACCTTTTCCCTGGAAGAAAAATACAACTTATTCATTTGATTTTGGGATTTCTAATCCTAATACTTTAGATGTCGATTTTGGAATGATGGTTTGGGAAGGTCAAAATAGAAATGGATTAATTCAAATATTAATGACTGATGGTAGTAAACCAAAACCAATTTCCACAAAAGCTATTGATGTTATATTACAAATGATTTCGAATGCTCAAGCCATAAGTGCTTTTGTAACTGGAATGACGGATGGATTTCTTTATAG